TGCGCCAGTAACACCAGTAGGGCCAGTAACGCCAGTAACACCAGTTGGACCAGTGTCTCCAGTAACTCCTGTAACTCCAGTAGCACCTGTAGTACCTACACCAGTAGGACCAGTTGGTCCAGTATCACCTGTAACACCTGTCGGTCCTGTGACTCCTATAGGGCCTGTGACTCCTGTGGGACCTATGTCTCCAGTAACTCCTGTTGGGCCAGTAACTCCTGTGGCACCTGTGGCACCTGTATCGCCAGTAACACCTGTGGCACCTGTGGCACCTGTGGTGCCTACGCCTGTTGGTCCTGTGGCTCCTGTCGGACCTGTTGGTCCAGGAACTGTACTTGCTGCACCAGTAACACCTGTGGGACCTGTCGGTCCTGTATCTCCAGTTACACCTGTTGAACCTGTTGGGCCAGTAGCGCCTGTGGTGCCTACGCCTGTAGGACCTGTAGCACCTGTGGCTCCTGTTGAACCTGTTGGGCCAGTAGCGCCTGTTGCGCCATTAGGGCCTGTTACACCTGTGGCTCCACTTGGTCCAGTTACTCCTGTAATTCCAGTGGCTCCTGTAGCCCCTGTAGGGCCTGTAGAACCTGTTGCGCCAGTTGCGCCTTGTGGACCATCAAGCACTGTAACTGTGTTGTTGGTTTCATTTACTATAACTTGATTAGCAGCCATTATTGAGTCACCTGTGCAGATACTGTGATCTGTCCTTGTATTATTCTTGTCACAACTGAGCCAAGAGTGAGTTCTAAATCATAAACATAAAATCTTGCAGAAAGGGCTCCTGTTTGAGCAGCGGTCATTGTAATTAACATTGATCCAGTTCCTGGAGTAATAACAATTCCTCCATTAGAAGAAGTTAAATTTAAAGCAGAAGGGTTTGGGGAAGCAGCCTGCTCACGCAATTGCATTGCAGCGGTGTAACCAGTTAGGTCAATTGGAACACCAGCAGAGTTTGCCCATACAATTGTTGTGGTGTACTGAGCGCCTTGATCTATTGTAAAGTTATATATACCTGCTGTCATTTTATTCCTTTTCCGTCACATAAACTAAAAATGCCCCAAGTGCAATAAAACTCATAGGAGGAAAAATTAAAAATAAGCCATATGTAGTAAGAGACACACCAACAATTTCTGTTAAGAGTGTCCAGTCTATCTTAGGCTTTTTTATTTTCATGTTGCTCCTTATTATTTTATAATGAATGAAATCTTGCTACTATTTTTGGTGCTACTGGAACTGTGGCTCTATCATAAGAGAAAATTGCTGCTACGCAAGCATCTATCTTTTTCTTACTATTTGCCTTCTGAATCATAAGACCTCTTGAAGAAGTTTTTGTCATTGCATTAGCAACATGTCTATTTAGGGCCTCATGGCCAGAATGAGTAAATGATCTATTCATGATTGCTTCATAAAACTTTGCTGTAGAAGGAACCATGCGTTCTGCAGTATTAGGATAACTCACTACAGGCATTCCCTCCTCATCAAAAAGCATAAAAGTTCTAGAATATCTAGCAGGATCAAAAACAATTTCTTTAACACTGTAGTTTGGATTTCTATATGCATCTATTATACACGATTCAACTTCAGCAACTGGAATAAACCAATTTTGATCAGCGTTTATAGGTCTTTCCCAGATTCCTAAAATGTCTAAATGAGGTTTTTCTCCACCTAAGAACCAAGCAACTATAGCAGTTGCATCACCATTAAATGATCCATCAAACCCAATAACCACATCTTCACCAGGAATTTGCTGTCTATCTTTAAGGGTTAGATCTTCCCAAACATCACTTGGTATCCATGTTTGTCCAGTATCTGTCCATAAATTAAGTCTTTTAGTGCGAAATTCAGACTCTGGAGTCAATAGAGATGCTGATTTCATATCTTCTGAAGATAGGATATCGCCATATGATGGATTGGCAATCTTCCAATTATCTTCGTCTTTGTAATTAAGTTTTTCATCGCCTTGATACCAGGCAAAAAAGAAGGAAGGATCTTCTACTTCACCCTTTGATAATTGAACTCCTCTTTGATACATTTGATAACAAAGAGATTCTTTGCCAGAAGAGTCGTATTTGGATCCAGCGGTAGTAATTGCTACAAGCATTGGCTCTAAACGAGCACCCATAGATAGTGACATAGTGTCATATAGTTCTCTATTAGGCTGACTATGTAATTCATCAAAGGCTACAAATGTAGAGTTCAAACCTTCTTTTGTAAAGGCTTCTGAAGACAAGGCTCTATAAACTGTACCTGTTCCAGGATTATATATAACATCTCTGAAGGTTTGTAGTACTGATGATAACTCTGGTTCTAGTTCAACCATTCTCTTTACCGTTTTAAAAATAATTTTTGCTTGTTCTTTATCTGCCGCACAAGAATAAATTTGACCACCATTTACTCCAAGCAATAACTGCTCAAGGACTAAGGTAGAAAGAAGGGCTGACTTACCAGCCTTGCGAGGTATACCAATTAAAGCACGACGATGTTTTAGAAGGCCATTCTCATCTTCTGCATATAAATTTAGCAATAATTCTTTTTGCCAGGGGCGTAGGACTAACTTATCTCCAACATTTCCAGCAATAGAATCTTCTGTAACACGACACAATGTCTCAGCAAAATCAATAATGTCATAGCCACGACTATTTGCTAGTTCAATGTTTGAAACAGGGGATAAGTAGGCTGGAGGCCAATTCTGTACTTTAGTCTCCATACTTAACCCTTAAATGCTAACGAGAGCCTATCCTTATCAAAATCAATTTCTAAAATTGTTACATTCACATCATCGCCAACAGTAAACTGTTCAGGAGTGTATGCACCCATCTTAGATTTATGAATAAGTCCAGAGGTTAGGCCAATATCAACAAATACTCCAAAATTAATAACACCTGAAACTTTTCCTATATGTTCTTGACCTATTTGCAATTTGCTAAGGTGAATCATTTTGTCTTGCTTGATTTCTTCTTGCATAATGGCCTTGCGAGAAATAACAATATTTTTATCTTTTTCAAATTGAATAATTTTGGCTTCTATGGTTTGACCAATATATGTGTGAGGATCTTCTGTTCTATATAGGCCAGATTGAGACAGGGGTAGAAATGCCTTTAATCCAATATCAACAATCATGCCACCCTTAATAATCTTGACAACTTTACCAGATACAATCTTGTCCTCAGAATTAAATACAGCCTCTATCGTATTCCACAGCATTTTTACTTCTGCTTCTTTCATAGATAGTAGATATTGTCCTTCTTCATCTATGTGTTTGACTGTAGCCTCTAGTGCCTGACCAATTGAAACGATGTCGGTAATCTCAAAATCTGTTTTTGCTGATATTTCTCTTTTAGGAATAAAGCCTTCTGCCTTAGAGCCAATATCAAGAAATATTCCTTCACGATCAATTTGAACTACTACGCCTTGGACAAGATCTCCACAAGAATAATTTTTCATGGATTCATCTATTGCCCTTAGAAAGTCTTCTGCTGTACCTATGTCGTTAATTGCTACCTTATCCATTATTGCCCCTTGTTTTCTGTGTCTTCCTCAAAAACCATTTTAGCACGATTTTGTCTTTTTTCTAATAATTTATCAATTGAAGTTGCTGCTCTTACCTCTGCTACCCCTAAACGAGATCTAGAAACTGGATCAAATGCCAGAGAGGTCAGAGAATCTGTAAACGCTTTGTTGATTGCAACATAGGCTTTTGCATCAGCAGGCTCTGTAGAAACCATATATCTTGCTCTTGCTGCTTCATTGGCATCAGCCAGATAAGATGCATTTTTAATAGCCTCAATATCACTAACAGGACTAAGCCAAGTTATACCCACACCCCAACAACGATTCCATAAATCTAATCCAGACTGTCCAAGATTTTCTGGTGCTGGTGGTATTTCTATTGCCATAGGCAAATGCGTAATCGTATTTAAGTCAGGCAAAGGTCTTCCCCCTGGATTTCCAATAAGTCTCTTTAGTTCATTAGGCTTTGGCGGTCTTCCCGCTGTTGGCTGCGCCATATTTTTTTTTCCTTCGTCTAAGTTGCACATTCTGTGTGCATGAATGTCCGTTTTGTACCATTTGTCCTAAATGTCCCAAATCTGATAATATCGCTATATTATACAGAATGGGGCAGCCAGGGTATACAAATAATTTTTGAGCGCAGAAAAACACCCATACGGGGTAAATGCCGATGGGGGCAGGGGTTTCTACCCTATTTTATATTTTATCCTTTTGAGGAATTGCACTTTCTACATAAAACAGAAATATTATCAAGGGTATTGAGGCCCCCCTGTGCCAGGGATAAAATATGATCTGCAGTTAGATCCGTATTGCTGCCACATTTAGTGCACCATGGCTGTAGTTGTCTTGCTAATTTTGACATCTTTTGCCATTCATAATTATATTTATTGTGTCGTCTTCTGGGGTTACGGAGTGTCTGCAGACGGGTACATTGGTGGCACCTGGACTGTCTTACTAAAATTCCACATCCTGAACATGGTCTCATGAATTTCATTTATATCAAACCCTCATAATTAATATGGATCAAACCTTTATAATTAATCTTTATCTTTCTTTACGGTATCACATACCTCGCACTCAGTATCATTATCGTAGTTCTCATACTGGACCATAGCACCCATATGAGCATTGAACAATGTTAATACTGTTAATGATCCCCTGTTTAATAGGGAATCTATGGCATCAAAGGATAATCTTTCATCTGTTTCTAGACCTACTTGACATGGTCCCATCATTAAAGTTATGTTATACATATGTTCCTTTATTGGGATTGATTGGTATTATTTTGAGTCCCGCAAGATTTTGGGCAGGCTCCGCACAGTTAACTACATTATACATGTTATTGATAGATTAGTCAAACCAATTTTCTTGCTTTAGCAATAGCAGAGATATCATAAAGACCATTCTTTGTTGGCACCTTATGTTCTTTAACTATCTTGTTAACTTGTATTTTAGACATGTTCATCCATAGGCAGATAGCATCTATATCTAACCAGAATGTTCTATTTGGATTGTTCATGGCCAAACCTAATAATCTATATATTGTCCAAGATGTCCTGCATTTATGACAGGTTACTCCCTGTAAAAGGTTTTCTATATCAATAACTATGTGAGACTTACAGCCATCTGTAGGACATGGAATCCTTCTTGGTTTATCTATGAATCTCTTTGTTACTGATAGTCCTTTTGAGTGGAGTTCTTTGACTTCTCCCGCAAAATCTACAACCCAGTCCTGCTGCAGAGTCCAGTCTAAATGCGATAGATGAAATGAGACTGTTGCAGCAACCTCATGATCAATGCTTGACTTCTTCCTAAGCAGGGCTGGCGGAGTTAAATTCCTACCTCTACGAATGACTGCCTCATGTTTATGAAGCACAGACAATATATCTGTAGCCATGGAGTAATCCATTGCTGAGACATTAAAGCCTATTGATCTTTCGTTAGTAGGAGATCCTGAACCAGTTCTACCTGGAACCAGGAAATTCTTTGCGTCTATTTGTAATGAAGGAATCTCAGCAAGGTTATCTCTTAGATGCTTTGCTTGTTCTTTAGTTAGTTTAGATTCCACCATTGCCCCTTTATTTTTTATCTAATTGACTAAATAAATCTTGGACATTGTTAAAGTCCTTGTATTCCTTTGGCTTACTCTCTTCTTTTACTTTATCTATTATGTCTTGCAATGCACTTAATCTATTTTCCCAAGTCTTTGCTTTCATGCCAAACATTAATAAGATTATCATTGCAGGCCAACCAATGGCATAACCAAGAAAACCCCAGATAATCATACTTCTTCCTAATAACGAAGCCATCGCTACTGTTAACACTAACCATAATATACTCATTGTTCTCCCTTTTTATTAATCTCTATCCAACCTATTTCTAGTTGGGTTCTTCCACAGACAAGACACTTTATCTCATCCTTTACTGCTGCATTGCATTTGGTACAAAAATAGACCTTATGTGTCGTCATTTACTATTCTTTGTAATCGCTCAGGATCTATATAAGTATTAAAGGCATTACGATATATATACTCATAGGCACGAGATAGCCGTTGTTTTTGTTCCTCTGGATCTTCCGTCTTTATTGTATGCAAACCGCCTCCTCCTCTTTGAGCAAGTGTAACAGATTTCTGTTTATACATGCCGTATTTCTTGTTCTTTTTATACCATTCCTGATAATATGATTTCTGGCAAACTTTACACTGTGTCGCATAGCCAAGTCTTGATCCTCTGTTTTTAACAAAATATTCCAGAGTTAATGGCTTTGAAATACAACATGTAGAGCATTCCCTGAGTTCCATTATGCGTTGTCTGCTCCTTGTGGTGGATAAGATTGCAACTTTGCCCTTAAGTTCTCTTTTCTCTTTTTATGTAGCAATATCTTATTATAGTGTACCCTACATACGCTACGACTATAATTTGGTTTACTGCAACCTTCTTCTGCACATTTAGACTTATTGTTGTTCCATGACTTATATGTTGACTTGTTACGACATACCTTGCAGTAATAGTCATAGCCATCATCATTTGGTCTTAAGGCTGTCTTCTTATAAAAAGCAACTAAATCTTTTACATCTTTGCATCTAGAACATATTTTTGTCATTAGTTATCCCTAAATTAAATCTATCGGTTACTGCTTCTAAGTGTAATGGATTTGAGCAAGCCTTGTTCTCACACTTATGATGAACAACTTTTCTCTTCTGTGTCTTATCTGTACCAGCAGGCAATTTGTCAACGCCGTAATAGATAGCATAGGCAAGCCTATGTGCCCTAACTGTGCCGTTAGGAAGATTAAATAGGCCATAACCTTTATCTGTTCTGTATCCTGTCCAAACAATACATCCGTCTGGTTGCTCTTCTAAGTATGATTTAAACCTATTAACGACTACCTCATCGTTTACATATTTTCTTATTAGTATGTCTTTATTTATCATAGTCATTATGCATTCACCATTCCGTATTCCTGCAAATATTCACCAACGGTTGTGATGCCCTTATATTCATTACAGTCTAGGCAAGCCATAGTCTGTGTATAGTCCATCTTGTCTGCAATTATTGTTTCGCAGTATACGCAGATGACTGCGTTCATATTTTCTGTATTCATTT